CCAGACTGCTAGGGTGCCGATACCTAGACCAGCAAGACAGCAAAGAAACATGTGAATAATGTGTTCGAAGGTTGAGTGATCTGCGTGATTCATGAGACGTGAATAGTTCCTACCATGCCAGCCCCCTTGTGGGGACCACACCAGTAAGTATAGTCGCCCGCTTCTGGGAAGTCAATAGTAAAGTCTTCACCTGGTAACATAGCGAGACCTTCGTGTGACAGTTCGGGATGATCCTCCACAACTACGTTATGAGGAGGAAGCATATTATTAATAAAATGAACTGACTCCCCAGCAGCAATAGAAACTTCAGCAGGTTCAAAAACGAGATTGCCATTGGCACCCATTTGAACGTCAACAGCCCATGCAGGAAGTGCAAAAAATAGTGAAGCAAGTAGTCCTAAAAGAAACTTCATTTGTCTTAATATATCTACATTATGTATGTTGTTACCACTCCATTCTTACATTATTGTAACGTGGATTTGTTTTAACTTCCTGACTTATCATCTCACTAAATTCATCACAGCATTGACACCACCGCCGTCTTGCTTCTGGTGCTCCTAATGCTTTTTTCGCCGCAAAGTCTCCCACTCATACCAAAGTTGGGAACACTCCGCAGATTTTTCATTGAGATGCGGTTCAAGATACATTAGCAATTCCACGCTCTTAAAGATTTATTAATACGAGAATCCTTATCGTTTGCAGTCTTCTTGCTAGTAAGTTTCTTCTTCATTCCTTTCATTCTAGCGCAGAAGGATGCCCTCCTGGGATTTCCAACCTTCTTGCTTGGTGCTTTAAGGTCTGATCCTGGATTCTCCTTTTCATAAGACTTTCGTCCTTTTTCGTTAAGTCCTCCGGACTTATTTTGTCCTTCTTTTCTGGTCCAGGCTGATTCGTTGAGCTCATTCCTGAATTGCTTAAACGACTTCATATTTATACCTCGTTATCTACAAGTATAATATCAAAGATTGCTCCACCACCTACACCATTTTGAGATAGACCTTTTATTTCTATATCTGTTTTCTCTTCAAATCTTAAAGGAACTGGATAGTCATAGTTGAACCCAGAAGCAAATACTCCAAACTGACCTTTAACATTAAATGCTCCGCCAAAAGGTCTTGCATACAATCTAAACAGAGCATCATTGTTAGCATCAACAGAACCTTGAAGTTTCATCAAATATCCTGTCTTGCCAGCAGGGATCGTATATAAGGACATCAAAGTTTGACCAGCATCAGCAATAATTACTGCTACATCATTGACACCATTTTTAATTCTAATCTCATCCTGATTAGTTGTGCCAGTATTTGCAGTAACCATTCTTGCACGGAACACTCTGGAGAATTGTGCTACTGATGCAGCACCACCAATAGTCAAGGTTTCTGTTACTGGATCATAGTTTTCATCTAAACCCTGAACCTCTACAGTTCCGCCATCATCATCACCAGTATTATCTGCAACTGCAGTTACTGTGGCGGCAGCATAGTATGCATAATCTGTTGCTTTATCCCAGATGGTTTGCCAGGAATTAGCAATAGTATCTCTAAATCCAAACTTGTTGATGTGTGAATATCCAGAAAGTTCTCCTGCTGCAATGGGAATGTTTGCTGCAGAACCGTAACTATTAAGAGGGTTACCATCTTCATCAGCAAGCATCACTACTTCAAATAGTGACGTGCCGTGAGGTAAGTATTCTTGTGTATTTTTATTCCACTGTGCCATGTCTTATCAAGCGAGGTATGCTACGGGTGTTGCCCAAACTTCAGCAGTTGCTCCTGTGGTTGCTTGGAGAGTTTCGTCGTACTCTTTTTTAATTAGTACTCTTTCTCCAGCAGCAATCCACAAGTTATTGCTGTTGCTATTAACAATCAGTACAGGAACAGTATTAGTATTAATTACAGATACAATAGTTGCATCTCCAACTAAATTTGCAGCTGCTTGGATATCTACAGATACCCCTTTTGACTTGAGGATCATCTTACTAAGTTTTATTATTATTTATTATCTAGGAGACCTTGTTTAATAAGTTTGGACAACTCTGCAGTTGATCCAACAAACAGAGCATTATTATTAGTAACCTTCTGCTTGGACTTAGGACCCTCTTCAAGGTCCTGCATCTTTTGCTGAAGTGCCATCAGTTTCTCAGTAGCGTCAGAAACGCTCTTAACTAACTGTCCAGCGACTTCATATGCTCTAGGGTGGTCTGTGTTGTTGGCAACGTCTAAGATGCCTGAGAGCGCCTCCTGACCCTTCTCAATGACATCATAGAGTTGACCCCTAGAATAGTCGTAATCTTTTTTGATATCCTTATCAATATCAATAATACGCTCTGTTCTCTTCTTTGGTTTTGGTGCTGGTTCTGCAGGAACAATATCTGCTTCTACATTTAGTGCGTCTTCTATTCCGTCGTAGTTTTCGTTCATAGGTCTTCAAAGTATCCAGAAGTTTCATTGAACCCAAAGTCATCACCAGAAAGGAGAAGTGAATCATCAATGGTATCAATAACACCATCATCATTCTTATCTTCTTTTGCCTTGGCAGTGACCTGATACTTGCGGTATCTTCCAGGTGCATTAAGATCAACCTTGGCATATTCCTTGGTGATCGCTTTCTTGATGAGACCAGTATCTGTAGTTGGACCGTAGATGTAGGTCTTTACAGTAAACCTTAATGTATAAACAAGTGCTCTTCTAGTATCAAAGTTTCCTTCATAGTCGTCATTAAAACTGATACTATTCATTACAATAGGAATATCTTTGATGATATTTGCTTCGTCAACTAACTTAATTGAAAGGTTGAAAGATGGTTGAAAGAATGGTATAATTTGCTCTACAATTTGCAAACAGTCATCCTGAGTTTTACTAAGAACATTGAGTTCAAACTCAAGGTTATATGGAACAGGAATGTATGTTTTCTTTACTCCCTCGGCGTCTTCATTGGTGAGACAGTACTGTGTTGGACTTTGTTTTCTTGATGGATCATAACTCATACCTGTCATTTCAAATGACAACCTTGGTAGAGTGATCGCATTAGGGCGACCAAGATCAGGTTGCTCAGTAATACGAGCAAGAAACTTCTGACTAGGACCATATGCCAGAGGTACTTTCATTCTCTGGTATACTGATCCATCATCATTAAATTTACGAATTTCCAAGTTATTAAACAGTGTGCCAAATCCAACAACACACTTCCTAATAACTTGATTATAATTATATGTTCCTAGCATAATTAACTCCTATTGCCAAATTCTCCAAATGGGTTGCGTTCTGTAAAGTCCAAAATGTCATCGCCTTCAGTTTCAAACTCAATGTTGTCGGCATAAGTATCCTTCATGTCGAGTTCGTCGAAGCTAGAAATATTTATAGAGAATCCACTATCAGATCCTGTAAGGGTTTCTCCAATTTGAAATTCCCCATGTTCAGTGTTACCTGTTGGTGCTCTTAATTCAATAAACCTTTCTTTGGGATTCCAAAGATTAATATATGCAGTTAATCCAGTAATAGATCCAGTTACAAGTTCTCCAACTTCTGGCGTACCATTAAGAGTTGCTTGTTCATAATAGTACTTAACAATAAATCCTTCATCCCTTTGAGTATCAAAGATACCCTCACCAGTAACTTCATTAGTATACTCAAACAACTCACATTTTAGTTTATAAGTATATAACTTACCAAATTGATAGAACGGTGATTCGTGTTCTACAAACTTGACTTCAAAAACATTATCTGATAATGGAAAATAAATTAAATCTCCCTCTGCAGGTCTTTGTGGAAGTTGAACATCATCGACAAGTTGCATCGGAAGCGAGACAAAATCATCAAATTGATGTCTAGAAATTACCAGAGTAATCTCATCTGTTGATCTAATTCCAAACTTAGTAAGAATATCTCCAGCACCTTGGAATCCTTCAAAGTTTTCAAGATATGCTTCTAATGTAAAAGAATCAGTAAACTCAGAAATAGTTTCTTCGTTTAAAATTTTGTCTTGTCTAATTAATCGCCTGGGAATATAATTTGTAGTAATTCCAAACATATTAATAAACTCATCCACTAGGGATTGTTGGAGCATCTGCTCCTCTCTAGTACCATGAGTGAAGTAAGTATTCTTTGCCATCTTATCCGATCATATCCATTGGTGGAAGTTCATATGTTGATGACATCTCATCTTCAATCTGCTGCAGTTCTGCAACTGCATCGTCATAAATTTGTCTTCCATTTAAGGTGATGCCACCAGGCAGTTGAGCACCTTGGAACTTAATTAAGTTCTGCCCCCACTGCCTCTTAATAAGAGCAGTTGTATATCTCTTTAAGAATGGGTCGTTGTATACTTGAGTATTTGCAGTTGGATCTAATGTGCGATAGCAATCAATAATTACATAGGCACCCTCATCAACAAAATCAGTTTGAGTATCAATATACAAACGATCTTGGCGTTGGTTAAATCTAAATGGAATAAAACTTCCATTGTTTAATACCATATCTAGGGTTTCTAGATATGACTTAACCATATAGTAACTTAGAATATCAACAGATCCAAATTGATATAAGTCATTGAGGAACAATTGATATTCTAATCCAAAAAGGTTACTTCTAATATTACTTCCCTTGATACCAAATACTTTATTGATTCCAGTAATGTGATCTGGAATTTGAAGATAGTTATTTCTTAAGACCCAATCAGTAGTTCCTACAGTAAGGGTTTCATCACTTGTAGTAAAACGAGTTACATCATCAGCAGTAAACTGATGCTTCAAGAACATTCTCTCAGTACCATTGTAATGACGCTCGTTAAATAACTGGATAGCGTCATCAATGAGATCATCAATTTGATCATCATCAACGTTAATTTCTAGAATTGGTCTACCTAATCTCCTCAGGCAGTAATCCTTTAATTCTGCTCTGCTTGTCGGTTGCGCCATTTATACGCATTAAAAAGTCCTCTACTTTATTTAGCAGAGGACTTTATTTAGAAGTTGAATGCAATAGTCATTCTAGGATCATCACTGGTTTGTACTGGAACAGTGTGATCAAGAGGTGATGGGAAAATTACTAGATCTCCTTGAGTAATTTTAGGAAAAAATAATTCCTTACAATACCAATATGGAACACTACCTTGCTTTAAAGGAGTTCCTGTTGCCATCATAGGTTGAAGTTTATTGTCTGTATGAAAACATGTAGGCAAATGCTTCTCTGGATCAAACTTCAAATAGTAAACTGCTGAGAAAGAAGTTCCTGGTAAATGGTTATGCCTTTCTTGCCAAGATCCCTTTAAGTACATATTGTACCAAGGTTTTGCTTTAGTGTTCTCTTCAAAATTAAAGTTAGTTTCGTATGCAATAGTTTCTTCTAAAAAAGAATTTACATACCTATCTAAAATTTGTTTAAACAAAGTTAAATCAATTTTAGTATTATCTGCATTTTGAAAAGAAGTATAGACCCTACATTGCCACCCTTTAGGAAGAGGAAGTGTAGGACCTTCTTCTGCAATTTTAGGAACATAATAGTCAAACAACGTTTGACTATCTTCTTTTGATACGCTTACTTTATAAATCCAGGGAGCAAATAATTGCTGAAATACTCCCTTCATAATCAAACAATGGGATCTGCAATTCCAGTATCAGTTGCCTCAGGTGGAAGTTCTTCCAAAGTTTGTTCAGTACCACTGCAATCTTCTTCCAGACATAAACCTTCACCAGAGTTCTTTGCATATACTAGTGCTTCTACTGCACCTTGCAAACGAAAAAATTGTTCTTTCTTTTTGAGAATTTCGCTTTCAAGTTCTTTGATTTCTTTTACGATTTCATCTTTTTGTCCAGAGAAATCATTAATCATTTCTTCAACAGTCATGGTAGTAATAAAAAATAAACAACAACTACAAAATTATTTAGGCAGTCCAGCGAGAGAGATTCTCTCACAATTTGGAAAATAGTTCGGTTTAACGAACGCTTGATGAAATAGTTTCCCAGGATATAATACCATAGTATTATAGATCATAGGAGATAAAAAGTATTTCTCCCACACATCGGTATCTATATTATCAGAATCAAAAGATACCAACTCTTCATTTCCCCAAGTATCTTGATATTCTTTTACAAAAGAATCATATTTATCTGGATTCTTTTCTATGTCAAGAGAGCATGTATCGTATATTTTATGTCTATAAAAAGCAGTTCCTGGCATTAACTTTTGGGTTGACATTTCTTCTGGAGTATTCATCCATATAGAAAATCCAAAATTCATATCATCTACATGTGGAACTAATCTACTTTTGATAAGTTTTTCTTGTGGGCAAATAATATTGCTGTGAAAATTAACTCCTTGCATCTCATGATTATAAAACTCTTTAAGAATATAGTTTAAAAATGATGGAAGTTCACCAAACTCCCACCGTAAAGCAGCTCTATAACCTGGAAATGCAAAAAAGGGTTCTTTATGTACTGGTGTCTGTAAAATTAATTCTCTAACTTTAGTTGGATGTGCAAACACATCCCTAACGAGAATAATTTTATCAGTAGATTGTGGAACTGGAACTACTGCAATATCTACATTAGGATGAATTTTTATATCAGAAGTGTCAACGTAAGTCAGTAGTTTGTTCGGACTCTTCTTTAAAGAGGAATGCGAAGGGGCACTTACTTTGCTTCTCAGTTTCAAGTTCATCTTTTTCTTTTCCCAATAATTTTTGAATAATACCCCAAGATTTGTTTGGTTGTTTTAATTTAAATGCCACGTTCTCCATTGCTTTATTCAATACTGATTGTGGAGGTTCTTTGTATTGTAGATTCACCTCTGGGTAATCTGGAGATATAAACCTTACTGTATACAAAGGAGTTCCCTTTTTAATTATAACAGGTTTGTCAACATTAATTATTTTGAATCCCATGGATACAACTCTTGTCCAAACCGAGAATGGAAAATGTGCTGGAATTAAATCTATGTTTGAAAATCTAGATGTAGTACCAAAAGGAATTTGTTCTAACCAAACATTTTTATTTTCTGTCCAAAATAAACAATGTTGTTGCAATTGAAACGTTGGAGTTTTTCCAGTATTCCAATCATAAGATAGATTTAACTTATTCCTAATTGGATCATCAATTTGCTTTACTGGAATAATTTTCTTTTCTTTATCATACTTAAACATTACATCTTCTTGAGAGAAGAAAACAAAAGAAGAAGATGCCCAACTATGCCAAGCTGGACATCCTTGAAATTCATAATTTTCAAATTCAATCTCTTTAATACTTTTGATGGGGATAAATTTATGAACCCCATCAACATAATGCTGTCTAAGTATATCTAAACTATAGCAGTTTCTTGCTTCTACTGATAGTGGATAATAATAAACATCAAGGGGTTGCCTCGTCAAAGGGTTGCTCATAAGGATTAACGTCACCTTCACTATTTAGGTAGTATTCACCCATGGCATTCATCAGATCTTCATCTCCTTCTTCATTTGCAATAATTTCAACCTCAACCAATTCTTGGTCAATACCCTCCCCAACAGGCAATCTTTCTACAGTTCTGTACAAAGAAAGATCCTCGCCAGTAATCTTCGATGGTTCAAGAATAAGTTTACCTGTAGAATCTGTTGATTCTGCATTCATGATATCCTTATCATGTCTTTCTGCAATGACTAACCAAGAAACATCTCCAGAATAAGATTCATCTTGTGCTCTAATTGTAAGTATACCATTTTCTACTGATCCTACACAAGACATAAAATCATTCTTTGCAGTAATCCATGCTTGAGGTTCTCGGCAAAGTGCTTCCCAAGTCCCTGGCAGCATGTCATAATGAGCATCCATTACAACTGTAGCAGTACCATTTTCTAAAGTAGCAGTTCCTCTGTATACAAGATCTACTTGAGGACCCTCAATAGATGAGTGTACAAGATAAGTATTTTTGGAATCGATTGGGTGATCAATTTTAAATGTTTTTGATCCACTAATATTTAAGTTAGGACCAGCAAATCCTTGGAAGTGGTAGAATCTGTTTTTAGTTGCCGCAACTTCACCTCTTTGTGAAGTGATTGGACACCAAGAAGATGGATAAGAACCTCTATAGTTATATAATTGTGAACTATCTTTTACGCAACCAGCACCATATCCAACGTCTGAATCTCCATATGGATTGGGACTTGCAACTTGGAATCCACCTTGAAGGTCAGGGCAATCCCAATAATATGTAATGCCACCACCTTTTAACCAAACAATAATATCACCACCACCTGCAGCATAGTTACCTTGCTGCCATCCACCAATAGGATCTCCAACATATCTACCAGTTCCCAACATATATTCTACGTGGTGCTGGTTATTGCCCCAGTGACCCCAGTTGGATGGGTGATACTTATATTCCCAACTAAATGATCCATACCAAGAACCATTGGTATGAACAGTAGGTCTCATAATTCTGAGACGTGATGCTGTAGCATTACCTGGCCAAGTTGTAGAAATAAATCTAACAGGATAGAAAGTATCTAATCTACCAGTAATATACATGGATCTAGCAAGTGCTGCTCCATACATTTGCCAACCATTATCACCTTGTCTAAAATAAGATGCTTTTGGAGAAGCATCAAATGAATATGAGTTACTTGTAGTGCCATCTCCATATACTCTAAATCCAGTATCAGATCTAGTTCTTGCATTATTATAAAGAATTTTACTACCACGTACACGCAAATATGTGCCATCTTGCATGTACCATCCACCACCCCAACCAAATGCTAATTCTTCATCTTTAAAGAATGATGAGGTTCCTCTACCAACTACAATAGCGTCTGCATTGTTAATTAACTGAATAGATCCATTGATGAATAATACATTATTGTTTACACCACCAGATACTACTGCTGAGTTATCAGTTGATGTATATGAGAAATCAGCAGTATTGATACCTACTCTATTGCTATTGCCCTGAATGAGCATTCTCCTGGTTTCTGCATTTGCTCCACTTCTAGTGTAGAAACCAATATCAGGATATCCAGTGGATTTGTATTCAATACGCATCGATGCCAGAGGCACAGCACCATCAGCATTCTGAGTAAATGTCAGTCCACCATAGTTACCATCAGTAATGCCACCCCTAATATTACCTTCAATATCATATTGAGTTTTCTGTGCAGGTCTAGAAACAACTAAACGAGGTCTTGCTGTATTATCACTAAACTTAAATTGACCACCACTATTAATGGCAACCATTCCATTATACGGAATTAGATCTACAGTGCCATCAGCATCCATTGCGATACCAGGAACACCATTATCATCTGCAACCTGAAAGATTGTTCCACTAGTTAGATTATTAGTTACTGAAAATAATTGACCTTCAGATCCCTCAAATGAGATAGTATTATCATCTAAAACATTCAGAGTGATAGGATCGTTATCAAATCCCACAAAGGATATACTGGGAATATTACTAGTATCCTTCCCAGGTGTTATAAGAATGTCCTTATCGGTATTCGCCATTTGTTCCTATACCTTTTGTTAAATATTTATCTAAATGATCAGTCGAGGTTGTATCTGTTATCATCGTTTTGAATGAATAACATTCTATCCCAATGAGTAACACTATTAGATCCAAAGTTGCCAGGATAATTATGTAAAATCATCGCAGAAATATACTTAACACCATATCTAAATGGTTGTCCACTATTTCTACTTTCTCCTGTAAATGTTGCTTGTTTTGTTTGCCAATCTTGACCAGCAGTATAAGTTACGTAACTAAACGTGTAATTATATGTTCCACCTGCAACACCTCTGTGAATAGGAGTTCCTGCAGGAAGTGCATAAGGTTCGCTGTAGTAAAATGTTTTTGGATTATTATTTCTATCACATATAGTTGCTCTCCAATCACCTTCTGGCATTTGTGTCATGGCACTATAATGAACTTCAGAACCACCTACGGCATTAAATTGAGATCCCACTCTTGTATATGTGTAAGGAGTGCTGTA